AGGAAGCCCCATTTGTTGAGAGTAAGAAGAGGTACGTCGGTTCGGCTCGGTCAGTGATGGCTGCGACGGCCACGGCGACGATGAGTTTCTAGAGGAGGTGTTGGTGTGGTTGAGCTCCGTGAGATTGGTGCAGCTCGGTCTGTGGGTAACCGTGCTTTGGAGGAGGATAACTGGGAGTTGAAATTTCCTCGGTCGGCGGCTGTGTTTGCAAAGATGGGCCGTGAGGATTCTCAGGTGAAGTCGGTGCTTCGGGCTGTGATGCTGCCGATTCGCCGTGCAACGTGGTACGTCGATCCGAACGGGGCACCTGATGAGATCGTGTCGCATGTGTCGGAGGATCTTCGCCTGCGGGTCAAGGGCGAGGATCCTAATCGCCCGTTGGCTTCCCGTTCTGGTCGGGTGTCGTGGGATAAGCATCTCGAGGATGCGTTGAAGGCGTTGCAGTTCGGTCACATGTTCTTTGAGCAGGTGTACGAAGTTGGGGCGGATGGCCGTGAGCATCTTCGCAAGTTGGCGCCGCGGTGGCCGGGTTCGATCCAGGAACTGAACGTGGCACCCGATGGCGGGCTGGTGTCGATCAAACAGCAGTCGGTGAAGGTGGGAAAGTCCACTTTGGGCGAGCGGGAGATCCCGGTTGCTCATCTGGTGGCGTATGCCTTTGATGATCTGGGGTCGCAGTGGACTGGAACGTCGGTGCTTCGCCCGGCGTATAAGCATTGGAAGCTCAGGGATGAGTTGTTGGTGCTTGAGCTCAACACTTTGGATCGTAACGGCATGGGTGTGCCGGTGTATGAGGGCAGCGAGCTCGCATTGGATGCAGATGGGGATCTTGAGAACGGTCAGCGGATCGTTGAGGATTTCCGAGGTGGTAAGACGGCTGGCGCGTCGATCCCCGCGAAGGCGAAGCTGTCTCTGGTTGGTGTGTCTGGGCAGATCATGTCTCCGCGTGAGGCGATTTTGTACCACGATTCGCAGATCGCGAAGTCGGTGTTGGCGCACTTCCTGAACCTTGAGGGTAAGGGCGGTTCGTACGCGCTGGCGGAAACGCAGTCGGACTTGTTCATTCAGTCGCTGCAGACAACGGCGGAGTGGATCGCGGACGTGGCTACCCAACACATCGTTGAGGATCTGGTGCGTGTGGCCTTCCCGAATCACGATGGGATGATGCCCAGGATTTCGTTTGATCCGATTGCTTCGAAGAAGGAGATCAGCCCGGCTGATCTGGCGGCGCTGAAGAACGCTGGCCTGATCTTTGGGGATAAGGATCTGGAAGAGGATCTTCGCCGCCGATACACGTTGCCTGCGAAGCAGAAACTGTCCGATGCTCTGCAGTCGAAGAAGACGAAGCAGGAGCTTGAGGAAAAGATGGGCGTGAGCCTGTCTGATCCGGAGACGGAAGGTAACCAGGTGGCTTCTGATGTGGAAGTGGTGCGCGCTCTGTTGAAGAACGGTTGGGGTCAGGATGATTCTCTGGCCGCTGTTGGCATGAGCCTCGCGGATTTCCTTGGTGTTCCGCCGGTTGATCCAGATGTGCGCGAGAGGGCTACGGCGTTCCTCGCGGCCCGATCCAATGAAATGAAAGGAGGGGAGCGATGACTGAGATTCTTTTGTACGGGACGATCGGCCAGGATTTCTGGGATGTTGAGGATTCGATCACGGCGAAGAGCGTGATGAATCAGTTGCCCGAGTCGGGACCGGTGACGGTGCGCATCTCATCGGGTGGTGGCGATGTGTACGAGGGCATCGACATTATGAATGCGCTGCGTGGCCATGATGGTGAGATCACGGTGATCGTGGAGTCGTTGGCTGCGTCTGCTGCGTCGTTTATCGCGGTGGGCGCCGCTGATGTTCTGGTGATGCGTCCTGAGTCGGAAATGATGATTCACAAGGCGTGGACGTTCTTGGATGGTAATGCGGATCAGATCCGTAAGACGCTGGCTGATCTTGATCGTCAGGATGTGAAGCTCGCGCAGATCTACGCGGAGCGCGCTGGGGGAGAGGTCGATGAGTGGCTGGCCCGCATGTCAGATGAGACCTGGTACACGGCTGATGAGGCTGTTGCAGCTGGTCTGGCCGATCGGGTTGAAAATGCACGGAAGCATTCGGCGCCGGCTGCGCGGGTGCCTCGTCGGATCGTCGCGAAATTTAAGTATGCCAACCGATCGGCGGCTCCTCCGCCACCGATTGCTTCCCGGTCGGAATCGGGGAACACAACAACTACAGAGCCCAGTGATGGGCAGAACGGAGACAAGATGAGTATCTTGAATCAACTTGCCCAGGAGCTGGGTAAGACGCCGGAGGATGTGCAGAACGCACTCTCCGGCTTTTTCAATGAGGTCGTACCGATCACTGGTGAGGTTGAGGTGTCCTACCCTGCTGATACCAAGATCGTGCCGACGGAGAAGATCAAGGTCGCGCCGATTGTGGGCGATAAGCCAGCTGAAACAGCTGAGCCTTCTGAGGGCGATGCAATCACCCCAGTTGAGAACGCGGAGGATCCCGCGGGTGATTCTGCTGCGGTGCAGCTGGCAAAGTCCGCGGGCTTGACGTTTGCGATGGGTGATGTGGCCGAGGGCTTCACCGCTGAGGTGGACGAGGGTGGCGCCGTGACCGTCAAGGCTCCATCCGGTGCTGAGGTTGGCTCCACCGCTGAGTTCACCGTCTTGGTCAACGAGACTGCAGTCCCGCTGTCTGTTACCGTGCGTTCCCTCGATGAAGAAGAAGGCGCAGAAGGTGAAGATCCTGCTGATGCAGAAACGGAACCAGCAAGCGCCGGCGCAAGTACAGCGAGTGCCCAGTTCGTGTCCGTACCCAAGGCCCACTTTGACTACCTGAACAAGCTCGCCGCTAATTTCGGCGCCACTCAGGCAAAGATCGACGCCAAGGCTAAGGAAGACCGTGTGGTCAAGGACATTGCCGACGGTCGGTTCTCCGCAAGCAATCGGGCGGATGCGCTCCGCACCCTCACTGAGGATCCGAAGGCGTACGAAAACTCGTGGGGGAAGCTGCCGAAGAACACGATCCCTCGTGCAGAGATCGGCTATGGCGTCGACCCTGCCGAGGGTGGGGCAAAGACTGCCCCAACCAAGAACCCATTCAGCAAGCCCAAGGTCTAAGAAGGAGAAAAACCAATGACCAACGCTGTATTCACTACCGGCCCGGTGACTAAGAAGGTCACTGCCAAGGTCGAAAAGTTCCGTTTCGTTGACCTCGCCGCTGAGGGAGTCAAGCACGCTTCTGGCACTGCGTTGCCGTATGGCTACGTGCGCCAGACAGCAGCCCCAGTAGCTCGCGCGGAGGGCGATGTTTCCTATGGCCTGCCTGACATCGTGGCTGTTGTGACTCACCAAGCCGTGGTTGAAGTTGCCACCGCTGAGACCAAGTTCACTCCAGGAGCGAAGGTGTACGCCGCTGCCGATGGTAAGGCTGCTGCGTCCGGCACGATCGCTGTTGGCCTGGCCGAGGGCGATGTGGCCAATGGCCGCGTTCGTGTTCACATGTTCCACCCGGCTGCCTTGGGCTAGTCGGACTTACTGATTCAGCCTAAAAGGAGGCAAAAACTATGGGTGCTGTAACTGGTGCTTTTTCCGGGGAGACCATCACCGTTGACGCAATGGTGAAGGATCCCACCTACATTCAGGAACGAGTTCTTGAGAATCTCGATAAGACGTTCCTTGAAGAGGCTTTGTTCCGCGATGGCGGAGCTAACGAAGGTGTTGTGGCTTACGCGGAAGCTGTGGCCCCGTTCCTCGATTCCAACGCCGAGGATGTCGCGGAGTTCGCGGAGATCCCAATCGGCAACGTCGATCTGGGCAAGGTTCGCTCGCTGATCGGGCACAAGATGGCTAAGGCGATCTCTGTGTCTGAGGAGATGCGTCGCTTCAACAAGATCGATCAGGTGAATAAGGGTGTCACTGCGCTGCAGAACACCATGATTCATTCTTCCGTTCGTGCTGCGCTGCAGACGTTTGAGTCTGCGAACGTGCCGACCCTGACCGTGGGCACCCCGTGGGATGGTTCCGGTGCGAATCCGCTGGCTGACCTTCGTGCAGCTAAGCGCATGGTGTCCCAGGCTAAGACTGAGGATGGCCGCTTGTTTGGTTACTCGCCGGACACTCTGGTCATCGCTGAGTCCACGCTCGAGGCAGCTTTGGATTCTGAGGCTGCTCAGAAGTTCTTCATCGGCAACCTCGCCAATGAGAACCCGTCTTATCTGGGTATCACTCCGCAGTCTCTGGTAAACCTGCGGATCGTCACGTCGAAGTGGCTGGAAGAGGATGAAATCTACTTGATGGAGGCCGGCACTGCTGGTTTCTACTCTGATTCCATCCCACTGACCGTCTCTGAGCTGTACGCGCCTAACGGCGACAACGGCTACGGCGGTTCTACCCAGTCCTGGCGGGTGGATGCCTTCCGTACCCGCATCATGGCCGTGGATAACCCCAAGGCTGTGGTGCGTATCGAGAACGCGCTGGGTGATCTGTAATGAAGGATTACCTAGTTGCTGTTGATGCTCTGACTGTGCCGGTTCCTGGAAACGGGGGCCGGTTTCGTCTTGCGCGGCGCGGTGCGATGGTGTCTGTCAGCTCGGAGTTCGCGGCGCCGCATGTGCGGCGTGGAGCACTAGTTGATCCTGATGCAGTTCCTGTGGAGTCTGAGCCCGCTATGGCGGACGAAGACGAATTGGAAGCGAGTGATCCTGTGGAGTCTGAGCCCGCTATGGCGGACGATGATGCGGATAAGCCTGCCAAGGCTGCGGGCGTTGAGGCGTGGCGTAAGTACGCCGAGTCTAAGGGCATCGCGACCAAGGGTCTGTCCAAGCAGGAACTGATTGCCGCTACTCGATAGCGGAGAGAGGGGGAGTCGGTGGAGATCGATCTTGAGGGATTGAAGGCGCGGTTCCCCCGGCCTTTGCTGCCCGATGAGGAGACACGGTTAAAGCTGTTGGCCGATGATGCGCTGGATGAGATCCGGATGGCGTTTTTGAAGCGTGGCCGGGATCTCGACGCGGAATTGGCTACGGTCCCGTGGTTGCCTATCGCGGTGGCGAAGGCTGTCCGGCACATGGTCAACGCGGCCATTCTCGTCGGCGGGAACGTTGGTGTGCGGTCGGTGTCATCTGCCACTGGGCAGGAGTCTGACGCGATCACGTACGCCGACGTAAACGCGGCCTCGTGGGGTGGCGTGCTGCTCGGTGATGATCTGTTGGATCTTCTCGGCCTGGGTCGTTCCGGTGCCCGTGGGCGTTTCCCGCGTCCTCTGCGGTGGCCGGAGGCTGGCATGAGCAGGGAACGGTGGTGAGTGCATGGAGATGATCACAGTCCTGGGTAGGTCAGGCGGTGTGGATGACGATGGTTATCCGATGCCTGGTGCCGAGAATCGCGATGTGTCAGTGAAGTCAGTGCAGCCGCTGTCTTTTGAGGAAATGTCTGGCAATGACCGCGATGGTGTGGTGGATGCCCTGCGGGTCTGGGCGCTTGGAAGTGCCCAGATCAGTGAGGGTGACACCGTGCGTATCCGAGGCTTGGACTACCGCGTGGAGAAAACCGCGTGGGATTGGTCGAAGAATCGGCGCCCCGTGCTGACTCGTCATCGCCCCTCGGTCGTTTTCGATTGCGTGAGGGGTGCTGGCTGATGGGCAGGAAGAACGGGAAACTGTTCCTCGACATTCCCGATAGTTGGTTCGATGACGTGCGCGAAGCACTGGCCCCAGAGCTTGAAGCTGCGGCTAAGCGCGTCGCGTCCAGCATCGACGGGGAGACCGGCGTGCGAATGCAGCGGGACAGGAAAGGCCGACCAATCGCATTGATCACGTTGCAGGAGCCTGGTGGTATTGCCCGTCAGGTGAAGAGCGGCGTGATGACAAGAGCTGCAGCGCAAGCGGGCCTTGAGGTGAAGCGGTACACGACGAAGGGGAGGTGATCGCGGTGTTCATGCAACGTGATGCGCCCCAGTCTGTCCGTGACGCGCTTCGCTCGTCCGGTGTCGTTCCTGAGGGGGTAAGGGTGCGGACGGAAATTCCCGACGGGTGGACAACATCCCAGGGCATGGCCGTCACCGTCACCTCAGATGGGACTCCACGGCACGCCATTGCGGCATCAGCGGAGAACATCCGGATCAATACCTATGCGAAGTATCAACCGGAAGCGCGGGAGCTTGCCTTAAGGCTCGACGCTTACATTCTCGACCCACGGAATCCCGTGGGTTTTTTCATTGAACCCGGCCCTGGAATTCTCTGCGTCCGTGACGCGGATCTTGGTGGCTGGGTCTGCTCGACCACAGTCGTGGCGAGCGCACCAAAGAAAGAAGTGAGGTTACTCAAATGACCAGTCCAACACCAGTTCTCGAAACTGACAATGCGCGCAACATCAACGTCTGGAAGGACGCGGAGGTGTACGTTTCCACCGACGCTGACCCGAAGGTTAACGCCGATGGCACGTTCGATCCTGCCGTGTGGAACTTCTTCGGCCTGCTGAATGAAGGCACGGAGATCGCCCAGGAACTTGATGTTGAGCGTAATGACATCAACTCCTTCGGTCGCAAGCTGCAGATGAAGGATGTCCGTTTCAACAAGGACACCCGTACTGTCACTGCGCTGGAGGAGAACGAGACGAACTTCAAGATCCTGTGGCCAGGCTCCGAGTTCAACCCGAACGGTGCGACGGTGCTGATGGCACCGAAGAACGCGGCCCGCGTGTATGTGGCGTTCAAGACCGTCAACTCGTTTGGTGACATCCTGATCGATATTTCCCGAGACCGCGCATTCGCATTCTCTGCTGGCGCGGGCAAGACCGATGAGGGCGCGTCCACCACGGAGTTCACTTTTGAGGTTCCTGAGGATGAGGACGGTGGCTTGTATGACGAGCTGCGTATCCGCAAGACGGAAGGCATCACGGTTTCTGACCTTGAGCCTATCCGCGTGAAGGAAGCCGTAGAGACTCCTTAGTCTCTGCGTGATTTGGGGCTGCTGTTTCTGGCAGATCGGCAGCAGCCCCTACCTAGATCTGCCTAACAATCTTTTACCAATGGAAAGGTCTGCCATGACTGCAAAGAAGGCGCAGGGCACTAGCCCTGCAGAAGAAGAAGTGAAGAACGAAACCGCTGGCACCGATGATCAGCAGAACAACGAATTCCCCACGTTCTCCGTGGAAGTCAACGGCGAGAAGGTGGAGCTTGAGGATCGCTACCGGCAGGACAAGATCCCCGCTGCTCTGGCGATGATCGGTAAGCGCGGGATCACCGACCAGCAGCGCGGCGAGTACATGTTCGTCGCGGCGGATCAGATCCTCGGTGAGGACCAGGTGTTTGATCTGGTGAACGCCGGCGCTGACGTTGAAGAGCTCGGGTCAGTCATTAATGAGTGGCATAAGGCGCGTGGCCTGGGGGAAGGCAGCTAGTCCTCTGCTCATTGGCTGATGAGTTTGAGGACGAAGTAGAGGCGGATCTTCAGCGCTTCTACGGGGTGGATTACCGGGATCGGTTCCGCCCAGGGGGAGGGGAGTCACGTCTGACGCTTCGGCGTTTGGGTGTGCTTTTGCAGGGGTTGCCGATGGAGTCGGATTTCTACTCGGCGAAGGATGAGCGTCCCCCGATTAGCGAGGGTTCGGTGCTCTTGCTGGACCTGTTCCAAGTGTTGACGGGAAAACCGCATCCGCGTCCGAAGGCGTTGGTTGCGGAGCGTGAGCGTGTCCGGCGTGAGGCGTTGATTCGTCAGAAGCGTGAGCAGGCGAGGGCGTTTAATCGGATGATTTCTAGAAAGTAAAGGGTGGTCTTTGTGGCAACGGCAACGGGCTGGGCAGCACTTCCGGTATCGGTCTCCTTGCAGGGAGTAGTGGGTGAGCTGCAGCAGGCGTTGGTGAAGCCTACGGAGCAGGCGGCGAAGGCTGCGGGTGCGGCGATCAATAAGAATGTTGCGCCTGAGGTGGACAAGCTGGATAAGGCTGTTCGGTCTGCGCAGTATCGCCAGAAGAAGGCCACGGATGAGCAGATTGCGGCGGAGCGGAAGTTAGTTGATGCGAAGTCGAAGGCTGAGCAGGCTGTTCGTGCGGTGGAAGCGGCTGAGGCTAATCGTGCTGTTGCTGTGTCGAAGGCGGGGACGAAGGTCGCTGATGCGGAGGCGAAGTACAAGTCCGTTCTCAGTGATTCTAAGTCCACGGCGGAGCAGGTGGAGCGCGCCGAACAGGCGCTGAATATTGCCCGTTCTGCGGAGAAGTCCACGATCCTGACTCAGGAGAACAAGTTGGCTTCGGCCCGCGACAAGTCGCGCACTGCGGCTCTGGGTGTGGAGAAGGCTGAGCAGGGCGTTGTGGATGCAATGTCCGAGGCGAAGCGCGCTGCAGACTCTTTGGAAGATAAGCAGAAGTCGCTGAAGGATGCTCAGGATGGCGTTAGTGATTCCGCTAGCGATTCCGCGCAGGCTGTTGAGGGATTTGCGAGCTCTGCTGATAAGGCGGATGGAGCATCGGGACGGTTCCATCTCTCTTTGAAGAATGTTGCGGTCGGCGCTGCTGCCATTTCCGCTGCTGTCGTAGGTGCGGGAAAAGCCGCTTACGAACTGGGAAGCCAGTTCGATGATGCTTATGACTCGATCCGAGTAGGTACTGGCGCTTCGGGGGATGCTCTGGCCGGGCTGGAAGATTCGATGCGCAAAGTAGCAGGTGAATCGATTGGTGTCGGATCTGATATTGGAGAGATCGGCTCGACCCTTGCCGATCTAAATACCCGTTTGGGTGTCACCGGCGAGCCTCTGGAGCGCTTGACTACTCAATTCCAGCAGCTTAAAGGCATGGGCATCGACGCGGACATCAACGATGTCACAGGCGCGTTTACTCAATTCGGAATTGAGGCAGATAAGGCACCTGAAGCGCTGGATGATTTGTTTCGGATCTCGCAAGCCACAGGCAAGTCGATCACTGAGATCACATCGAATCTGGACAAGTCTGGCCCAGCCCTGCAGCAGTTTGGATTCGGCCTTACCGAGTCCGCTGGCCTGCTTGGTGCATTGGATAAGGCTGGTCTGGATTCGGAAAAGACTCTTGGATCTATGACGAAGGCGCTGGGAGTGTTTGCCAAGGAGGGAAAGGATCCTCAAGAGGCCCTATGGGGCACGATTGACAGCATCGATGAGCTAACCAAGGCTGGTAAAAACGCTGAGGCGATTGACCTGGCTAATAGCATCTTCGGCGCTAAGGGTGGTGCTGGTTTCGTCGCTGCGGTGCAGTCTGGCAAGTTCTCTTACGACGATTTCATGGGCAGTATTGGTGCGTCGGGTGACACGATTTCAGGAGTGGCTGAGGAGACCGCTGATTTCGCTGAAAAGTGGGACCAGTTCAAGAACAAAGCGATGCTGGCTATTGAGCCGGTGGCTACTGCAGTGTTCAACGCGATGGTGCCTGCCTTGGAGAAGGCATCTGGTGCCATTACCGGATTGTTCAACTTCTTGACCCAGACCGCTATTCCCGCTGTTAAGGACTTTGGTTCTTCCCTTCAAGATGCGGGTAAGTGGGTGGAGGACAATAAGGGGAAGCTGCTCGGTTTCGCTGCGGCTGTTTCTCCTGTGCTGGTGCCACTGCTTGTCGGTTTGGGTATCCATTGGACGGCTTTGGGGACGAAAGCCACTCTGTCTGCTGTGGCGCAGGTGCGTGCATGGGCGGTGACGAAGGCTGAGGCGATTAAGTCTGCTGCGATTTCGCTGGTGAACTTGTGGAAGCTTGGTGCGGGCTGGATCGCTACGGGCGCTCAGGCCATGCTTGGTGCTGGCCGTGTGGCGGCTGCGTGGGCTATAGCGAAGGCTCAGGCTGCGGGTGCGCTGGTGGCGTCTATTGCAGCGGTTGGTGCTGGCTGGATCGCCACAGGAGCTAGGGCGCTGATCGGTGCTGGGCAAGTTGCTGCAGCATGGGTCATTGGGCTCGGCCCCATTGCGTGGGTAACAGCGGCTATTGCTGCGGTAGTTGGCGCTCTAACGTGGTTCTTTACTCAGACTGAGACCGGCAAGGCTGTGTGGGCGTCGTTCACAAGCTTCTTGTCGAGTGCGTGGCAGGCCACAGTGGATGCACTTATCGGCGCGTGGAATTGGGTCAAGACCACCGTGATTGACGCGTGGAATTTTGCGTGGGCTGGTGTGCAGGCGAACTGGGCCCTGGTCACTGGTGCTCTGAGTTCTGGCTGGACGTGGCTCAAGGACACTTTCGTGGCTGTCTGGACGTGGATTAAGACTGCGGTTCTGGATGCGTGGAATGCGTACTGGGCTCAGGTGCAGGTCAACTTTCAGATTCTCACTGGCGGTCTGATGGCTGCGTGGACTTGGGTCAAGGATTCGTTTGTCATGGTGTGGAACATCGTGAAGACCGCGGTTCTCGATGCTTGGAATTTGTATTGGGGACTGGTGCAGTCGGGATTCCAAATCACCATGAACGCCCTGACGGGTGCATGGAACTGGATGAAGGACATGCTGTCCGCGGGGTGGAATTTCATCCGCGATGCAGTGATCAATGCGTTCCAGAACGCGCTCAATGTATTCAGGGGCGTGTTCCAGGGAATCATGAATGCTCTGTCTGGATCGTGGGATTTCCTAAAGAACGCCATGATGGCTGGGTGGAATTGGATCAACTCGAACGTTTTGGGTGGGTTCCGTAGCGGTCTTGATGCGCTGAAGGGCTGGTTCGAGACCACGGTCGATGCGATTGGTCGCACGTGGAATCGCGTGAAGGAGCTGACCGCGAAGCCTATCAAGTTCGTGGTGGACACTGTTTTCAATAATGGTATTCGCAAGGCGTGGAATGCGGTTGTCGGCTTCATCGGCATGGACGATAAGAAGATGAAGTCTGTCGATCTGGGGCCTCTTGCCGCGTATAAGACTGGCGGTGTCCTGCCTGGTTACACGCCGGGGCGTGACGTGCATAACTTCGTTTCACCTACCGGTGGCCGTTTGGCGCTATCTGGTGGCGAGGCGATTATGCGCCCTGAGTGGACGCGCGCTGTTGGTGGCCCTGCTGCTGTGGAGCAGATGAACCGCGCAGCCCGCACAGGAAAAATGAAGGTACCTGATGCTAAGCAGCTAAAGGAGAACGATAAGATCGCCCAGGCTCATGCGATGGGCGGTGTCTTCCAAGCTTTTGCTAACGGCGGTGTGGTGGGCGCTATGGAGCGGATCATCGGAATGAAATACCCAATGCTCGTTCCTGTTTTCTCCGGTTATCGCCCATCTGCTGATAATCACGGGCGCGGCTTGGCGGGTGACTTCTCTAATGGCACTGGCAACACTCCTGAAATGATCGCACTCGCTAACGATATTGCTAATACCTATCCGGGTTCGATGGAACTTATCCACGAATATCCAGGGTTTAATCGTCAGATTAAGAATGGGCAGTTTGTTGGCGGTGGTGGCGGATCATGGGGCTACTATGCTGGTGCGGGCGATCACGCTAACCACGTTCACTGGGCTATGGATACTCCACCAACTATTCCGTTTGGCGGCGGCGTCTTTAAGGGCGGTTCCAGTGGCGGTGGAGGGGGTGGCTTCTTCGACTTCGTTGGGCAGATGGTTAAGCCCGTATGGGACAAAATTATCGACGCGATCCCTAAGTATGATAAGTCGAAGGGCTGGGCTGCTGAGGTTCCGGGCGCGTTCCTGAAAAAGGGTGCTGGCCTTGTGTGGGATTTCGTGAAGGAAAAGGCTTCACTCTTCGGCGGCGGCGGGGGCGGTGGAAACATCGATACTTCCGGCGTAGCGGGTACCAACATCCAAATCGGCCAAGAGCTAGCTAAGCGCGCTGGTTGGACTGGCGGGGAATGGGAAGCACTGAAACAGCTTTGGCACAACGAGTCGAACTGGAATCACCTTGCCCAAAACCCAACTTCCACAGCGTACGGTATTCCGCAGTTCTTGGATTCCACATGGTCAACCGTGGGGTATCAGAAAACGTCCGATCCTGCTACTCAGATCGCTGCTGGCATTAAGTACATTAAGCAGCGTCCTGATTATGGTGTGCCGTCTAAGGCGCTTTCATTGTGGCAATCTCGTAGTCCTCACTGGTACGACAATGGCGGCTATTTGAAGCCTGGCACTACTGAGGTGCGGAATGACACTGGTAAGCCTGAGCCTGTGTTCACTGCTGAGCAGTGGGCTGTGCTGCGCGGGAACATTCTGACCAATGCGCAGGCACAAAACTGGCAGGGGATAGCGAAAGACCTTAAAACTATCGCTAGAGGGTATCAGAAATGGTGGGCGACGTCGGATGAGGCTAAGAAGTTCACGGAGTCTGCGCAGAAGTCCGCGGAGGATGCAGCCTTGGGTGGCGCGAAGTCCGCGTTGGCTCCGTACGGTCTGGATCCTTTGGTGGATCTCGGCACTGGTGTGGCTAAGCGTGTCGAGTCCGCGTGGGATGCGTCCGGAATGGATGTGGGCATGCAGGGCCGCAACATCGTTGTGAATATCGATGCGGAGGAAGGCCAGGACACGATCTCCATTAATCAGCTGCAGCGCTTGGAGAAGGATGTGGACTGGTTGAAGGTGAATGTGAATCGGAAGCCGAAGGCGGCTGTGACTACTCGTGGAGGTGTGATGTGATCCCTAAGCGTATAGCGGGTGTTCATACCGATACGAGTGGCGTGCCGGGAATGTTTGAGGGCGCAGCCCGCATTTCCTACGTGGACCCTACCGGCAAGGTGTGGGTCTTGTGGGGCACTGAACCTGTCGATTCTCAAGGGCAGGAGGTGTTTCTGCCTGAGGGTGGATGGGACGATGGCGAGGCTGCTGTTGATTTCACTGAGCAGGAGACCGTGGGGCGTTTTGGCGCTGGTGTGCGCGGCTGGAAGGTGCCGGCGTTCGATGGAGAACTGTCGCTGTGGATCAAGGGGGATAAGCGTCCGACTGTGCAGGCGTGGCAGCGCTGGCAGCGGGCGTGGACGGCGTTTCAGCCATTCGGCCAGCTCCGTGTCATGTCCGAGGCCGGTGTGAACCGGTATGCGAATGTCCAGCTACGGGGATTCTCCAAGCCGGAGTTTTTCCCTCGCGGTGACGTGTTGATGGAGCATTCTGTGTCCTATCGGTGCCTGGATGGGTGCTGGTTCGGCGAGGTGGAACGCTTCACTGGGAATGTGTCTCTCTCAGCGGGTGGGGATCTCCCACCACTGTTGAAGTTGAGGTGGGATGGGAGCGCAACTTCAGTGCGTTTTCCTGCTGGCAATACTGTGTCGCTGAGTTCTATCGGCGCGGAGCGGATCATCAATCTTGATCGCGGCTACATGGGGCAGATCACTGACGCGGATGGGAATGTGGATTCTCAGTCGTGGTCTGTTCTCCGTGGCGTGATTGGCGGGGTGGAGATAGCTCCTGGTGAGGTAGCAAACTTTAAACTTGGTGCTGGTCTGACCTTGGAGGTCACTCCGCGCTTCTTGAGCCCGTGGAGGTGACATGAATGGCGACTGACTGGGCTGCGTTTAAGGCGCGCCGTGAGCGGATCAAGCAGACCCGTGGCGAGTATGTGGGGTTGCTGGATCGAAATTATGATTTGGTTACCGATGTGGAGGATTGGGAGTCTGCTGAGTGGGGGCGTGGCGCCCGCGAGGTGGGGTCGATGCAGATTGTTCTACCGGGATTGTTGCCGGATGGGTCGCGCAACCCGATCATTAATGACCTCGTACGACTGTCCGATGTGCTCAAGGGCGATATGCTCACCAGCGGGAAGTTGTCTACTGGTTTGGATAAGGTTCTGCACGAGTCGCTGCATTTCTTGGTGGAGCGACCTGGGCAGAAGCGGCGCTGCTACCGGGTGCGGAAGATCGTTCCTGAGGGCGGTGACATGTGGCCAGATCGTGTGACGGTCACGGGCGTGGATTTGCTGGAGCACTACAAGCACTTGCCGCTGTGGGCTGACCCGTCCAACCGGTCGAAGATTGTGCAGTTGCAGTTCTCGGATACTCAGCGCGGCTCGGCTGAGCTAGTGTCGCGGAAGCTGATCATGCGTAACCTGCTGGGATATTTCCAGCCGTCGCTGCTGTTCACGTCGTTGGCGTGGACGAATGACACGGCGACGGTGAAGGGGCACTGGGATCGTGTGATTCCTGATCTGCATCCTGTGATGTGCGCGCCGTTGCCGTCTGGCATTGACTCGGATTATGCGATTGTTGAGGCGCGGTGGGATAACGCGTGGGATTTGTTGAAGCCAACGTGGGATGCTGCGGGCATCGTGCCGGTTGCTGATCTGTGGCTGCCTGGCGATCCCCAGCCATTCCCGAGCCACACTACTTTGGCGAAGCCTACGGTGATTTTCGACTTTAAACCACGTGCTGTGTCCTCCGGCGCGGTTGGCTACGTGGGGCAGATCCTGGCGAGCATTAAGCGCATGATCGACCAGGACGATTTCACGTCGATCCTGACTTTGGATCAGGCGCAGGTGCCTGGCATGGATGGGCGTATGCCGTGGGTAGTTTTCGACCTGCTGGATGCCCCGCCGATCACGATTGAGAAGTCTACTGACTGGCGGTTCCTGGTGGGTGGACAGTCCCCGAAGATTGTTAACGATCTGGTGGAAACCGGCATTAAGACTGCTGTTGCAGCGATTGTCGCATCTATCCCTGGTATTGGCCCCGGTTTGGCGGAGCTGATTAAGGGCGGCGGTGAGATGCTGGGCAAGCTTTCTGCGGATCGTTTCTTGAATCTGTCGGAGTTTTCGGATCAGGTTCGCCGGGAGTATCACGGTAGATCGTCTTATATCTCATTGTCTAAGACCGGGCAGGGTAATTCTATTGACGCTCTACAGAAGGCGTGGCAAGCGAAAACTGACACTGATGGTTCTATTTCGGTGGAGTTTGAGGTGGAGTCCGCTGACCCGTATGTTCCTGGTCGTGATTTCGATGTGGGCGATCTTGTCGGCGTCCGCGCTTGGGGTGTTGTGTGGGCTGCTGTGGTGTCGGAGATGACGTGGACATCAAGACCGGGCGAGCCTGATGGTTTGGTTTTGAAGCTAGGAAACATGGAGTCGCTGGCGGATGCGGAAGCGTTGCTGGCGCGTAACGCGGAGGCTGTGCGGTCTGTGCTTGGACGGTTGGCTACGGCAGTGAATGGAGGTGGGTAGGACGTGGATATTTATCCGTATGAGGTGCCTGAGGGTGTCCATCCGTATGCGTGGATGTTTTTAGGGTTTGGTCTTTCTGGTGAGCAGACTGATGAGCTTGCGCGGCATGTGTTTGATCGTTTGGGGGCGCGTTGGTCTGGTGTGGAGCGTGAGTCTGTGGTGTTGCGTTTCGCTGTGGATTTCCCGTTGGATGCTGGTGATGGGTATCGGCGGGTGTCTGTTGGTGAGCGTTTTCGTGAGGTTGTTGCCCCTGATTCTGGGGCGCGTGTGGTGTCCGGGTTTCTTCCACCTGGGATTGCTTTGGATCGGCACACTGGCACGTTGGCTGGCACGTTCACGAAGCCGGGGCTGTATACGGTGGAGATCGCGCGTGGTCCTGAGGTGAAGTGGGATGCGCTTGGTACGCGTGGCGGTCCGGAGTCTGTGGGTGAGTGGATTCCTGTGGGTGAGAAGCGCGCCGTCGTGGAGCAGGACTTGTCGATGCATAAGCCTACTTTGGATGACATGACCGATGAGGAGAAGGCTCAGGCGTTGGCTGGGTTGTTGGCGTGGGAAGCGTCGAAGGCTGCGGAGGCGAATAGTGGGTATTAGACCGAATGGGCAGGCGTTGCCTACGGTGGCGTATGACACGCCGTCTCAGCAGTTCGGGCAGGTTCTTAGCGCGTTGGATACTGCTGGTTCTCAGGCTGGTGGCGCGATTGCGGATATTGCTTCTACTGCGGATTCTGCTAATACGGCTGCGCAGGTGATTGCGGATGGTCAGTTGGCGTTACAGCAGCAGACTGAGCTTTTGGATGGCGCGCGTGGTTACTGCTGTGCGTATCAGTCGCTGAATATCACAACGGGTAAAGTGCAGGCGAATGATCCTTTAGGGATTATCAAAACCTGGTCCCCGGATGAGCGGATGTTGCCTTACGACAAGCCTGTGGGGCCGTCTAAGGGTGCGCATGTGGAGCTATCGGGGGTTGTCTTTGATGAGCCGGGTCTGTGGACGGTGTATGTGCTATGCCGCCGCAAGAAACCGGGATTGGGCTCCGCGAGTTCAACTAATAATCCGATTTCCAGGGTGACGGCGCATGTATACGACGCTGCGGGTAATCCGTATGCGAATCGTGATTTCGCGGTGGGGACCGCTAATTCTGACTATCGGCTCAGCAATGGCGAGCAGCGCTTGTCTGGCAATACTTATCAGGATTCGGATACGTCGGTGACGATGGTTTTCCCGGTGGTAATTCCCGCGCCGGGGTATCGGGTGGCGGTGGGTGTTAGTGATTCACAGAAGCATCAGTGGTGGCTGGGTGGCACTGATTATTCCACGCTGGCGGTTTTGAAGCATGATAATCGTACGGAGAATCCTGGTGATGCGACGGTGCCGGACGAGCCGGTGTAAGAATCTTTCTCTTTTTTTGCCCTCCTTTTGTGGGGGCTTTTTTCATGCCCTTTTAAGGAGGAGCGATGACGCTAGTTATTGGTGATGTTGAGAATGTGCTTGGTGTGCGGGTGGATGGGTTTGCCCAGTTTTGGGCGCCTGTTACGTCTGTGTATGCGGGCGTGGCGGTGGTGCCTGACGCGGATCAGGTACCGATTAAGGCGGGGAAGTTCACCACGGAGGTGACCCCTGGCCGGTGCCGTATCCGTGTGGTGGTGGGTAGTGCGGATGCTTTCTTCGATGTGAACGTGCCTGACCAGCCGGAGATCACTTTCTCTACGCTGATTGAGGGCGTGGTGGAGTACGAACCTGCCATAGTGACGGAGGTTTCCCGCCTGGTGGATGAGGCACGCAGGATCACGGCGGTACTGGGCTCTGCTGAGCAGATTAAGACGTGGACCGAGGAAGCGGACGCGGATGCTCAGGCCGCTGCCCAGTCTGCTAATGATGCTCAGTCTTTTGAGGTCGCTGCGGGGTCTAGTGCTACGGCTGCTACTGGTTCTGCCACGGCGGCGAAGCAGAGTGAGACTGCGGCTAAGTCTTCTGCGGATACGGCATCGTCTGCGGCTTCCACTGCTGTCGCTAAGGCGGGTGAGGCTTCGTCTAGCGCTTCGGCGGCGGGGGATAGTGCTACTGCTGCTGCATCGTCGGCGTTGGCGGCGAAGCAGAGCGAAACGGCTGCTGCCGATTCCGCTTCGGCGGCTGTCGGTGCGCGTGATTCTGCACAGTCTTACGCGGGCGCAGCACAAACCCAGGCGCAGGCGGCGCAGGCTTCGGCGGATCGGATCGGCAGCGCGGAGACGGTACAGCAGTGGGTGAACAAGTCCACGTCCGAGGCTAACCGCGCTAAGACTGAGGCGGACAGGGCTGCTTCTTCTCTGGCTGGTAAAGCGGATAAGGTGCACACGCATCCGATCAGCGATGTGACGAATTTGCAGTCCACGCTGGATAGTAAGGCACCCACGTCACACACACATCCGGTTGCGCAGGTCACCGGCTTGCAAGCCGCGCTGGATGCTAAGGCTGATGCGTCTAATCGTCCGCCTGTGCAGGTGGTGACAGCGCTTCCCGCGTCCCCTGTAGCGGGAACTCTATACCTTGTGCAGGAGTCCTGATGATCCAGTTGGATGGAAAGAAAATCACCGGGGTTTATCACGGCGGGGTGAAAATAAAAGAGGCATATTTTGGGTCGCAAAAGGTTTTTACCGCATACCCGAAGCTCACCTTTGAGGATCAATTCAACTCCACGACCAAAGCTGCGTGGTGGACCGAAAACACCGGCATCCTTTTCAACGGCTCCCACATTAGTTGCTCAAATAATCGGAAAGCGACGGCAACGGAGTACCTTTCCACTTCCGCTGATGTAGTGGAGCAGGACAGGTGGCGAATAGATATAAAAGTCTACGACCTACCTGACCCCGTACAGGAATCGAGCGTAGTCATCGGTACAGACCGTGATAACGGATACATAGCATCTTTCGCTCCTAACCGTATGTGGATTGGGCGACGCAAAGAGGGGAAGGACACCATCGTCTCGTCCACTACAACCACGAAGCTGACTTCCAGCACGCAGATCACTTTTGCCCGGACATCCAGCGGATTCACCCTTTCCACAAGCGACGGTGTGACCCTCTCCATGTCAGATGACCGACAGATACAAGGTGCTGGAAACCGCCGCATGGGGATCATCCAGAGCGTATTCCGAGGCGGAACATTCAACAACAATTACTACTATTCACCTGGCATTAACTGGGTGACCGCCACCACCACCAACTAGGAGAATGACATGGCAACACTCGAAGAAGTGAAAGCAGGAATACAAACCCTCACCGACAGCGAAGCTGCACACCTCACATCCTGGCTGGATGGGGTGGAAACAGCACGCCGGAGGGACGCGAAAGTAGCTGGCGTGGCCGTCGCTGATTGCGTGGGGAAAATGCAGGACGCGGGCACACTCCCTAAACCAGCGGCTGCGACCACACCACCAGCGACAACCGCCGCCATAGCGGGCATCCCCGCGTGGGTGAACCCTGGGACAAACCACGCGAAAATGTACCGCAAAGGCGCAATCGTCCGCTGGAATGGGAAAGTCTGGCAGTCCATGACAGACCAGCTCAACAGCTGGGAGCCGGGAGCAGCGGGTGTGTACAGCTTCATATGGACGGACATCACACCAGCCACCACACCAACCGGTACCGCACCTGACGGCACGCAGGCCAACCCATACCCATTCAAGGCAGGTTTAAACCTCACCGTGGGGCAATACGTTACCTATAACGGCAGCACCTACAAGGTAATACAAGCCCACACCACACAAGACGGCTGGAACCCACCCGCAGTGCCATCACTGTTCACCAAGGCTTAAACACCACCAAGACCCCACACACGGGGTCTTTTTTCATACCCAAAGGAGGCTCTTATGGTCACAATGCCAGTGGCGAAAGGATTCTACGTCACCAGCGGCTTTGGTGCCCGCTGGGGCACAACACACTGGGGCACTGACTTCGGTAAAGATGGCGGATCAGGCGGTCACCCAATCTTCGCGGTGAAATCCGGCACCGTCGCACGAGTCGGCCCAGCGTCTGGGTTCGGCCAGTGGATCGGCATCGACCACCCCGCAAGTAATGGCGGCGGCGAAACAATCTACGGCCACATCATCCCAGAAGTGCGCCTTGGTCAGACGGTCACCGAGGGACAGCGGATCGGCAGGATCAACCCTGATTCCCGTACCAACGGCGGGGTTGCCCCCCACCTACACCTCGAATGGCACCGCTACACGTGGGTGCCACCAGGCCCCAACCGCCTTGACCCTATGACGATGCTCAAGGGCGCGACATGGCCGGGGGAGAAGCCTAAGGCATCACCTGCTCCGGCTACTGCTGCGGTACGCGCTGCTACGGGCGCAGTCCTGGACTGGACACGCCGGTTCAACTTCGGCACCCCACGCCCCCTGTCCGCGCCAACCGGCATCTGCATCCACGTCACGGTCAATACAGCCGGGACACCAGCGGAGAACGTGGCGACCTACCAGATCAATACTCAATCCGGTTCGTACCACGAGCTTACGGACACCACACCAAAGCATCTCACCGAAAACACGGATGACTGGAACGTATGGGCAGCCGGGCCTACATCTAACGCGCGCCACCTGCACCGCAGCTTCGTCATGTGGGGCACAGAAACGCGCGTGGACTGGCTCAAGCACGACAAGATGCTCCGCGATGCAGCGGCACGCGACGCCGCGTGGGCAAAGAAATACTACATCCCCGTGGTCAAGCTCACCGGTGCTGACCTCCGCGCAGGCAAGAAGGGCTTCTTCGGACACATCGAGACAGCCCAAGCGTGGGGCGAAACCGACCACGTAGACCCCGGAGCAGGGTTCCCGTGGGACATCTACCTCGGCTACGTCCGAGACGCAATGAACGGCGACACCAAAAAGCAGAAGGAAGAAGAAGCAATGCTCACAGCAAAATACTTTGTCGAATTCATCAAAGGCTACTTCGGCCCCGTGGTCTCAGACCTGAAAGATGTCCGACAGCAAATCACAGGCGGACGAGACGCCGGCCAATACCCCGGCTGGTCGATCAGCCAACTCGTGAAAAACCTCCGCGCAAAGAAGGGCGACAACGCCACAATCCCGGAAATGCTCGCGCTGCTCATCATCGAGCAGCAGGAAATGAAAACCCAGATCACCGAACTCAAGGAGAAGAAGTAATGCGCACGAAGACCTTCTGGATGGAAACCCTCGAACGAGCAGTGAAAACACTCGCGCAATCCCTCATCGCTGCTATCGGCGCGGGCGCTGCCGTACCCGTGTGGGAACTCGGCTGGGCTGAAATCCTCGGCATTGCCCTGACTGCCACGGCCTTGTCTGTACTGACCTCCATCGCGTCCGCAGGAACAGGTGCGCCGGGTACACCGAGCATGGTCATGCCTGCAGTAACGGCTGAGGACGGTCTGGTCCAGGGTGCTCAGGCTGCAGAACTGGCGGGAATCCCCACTGCGAATCCTGCCGACCCACTGCACGAGACCAGCGCAGAATATACGGGGCAGCATCGTGCCAGCGATTAAGCCTAGGGATTGGCGGCACGCGGCGCGGCTACTCAGGTCGGATTCGATGGGGCTTCTCATCCTAGGATTAGCCACCATCGCGCGCGGTATTTCCTACCTCACCCCCTTTGTAAATCCAGACCGTAGTCCTGCGCACTGGCTGGAGGGGCTGATGCAGCCCACTATGTGGGCGTGGGTGTGGATCGCGGGCGGTGTGCTCGCGCTCGCGTCATGTTTCGCAGCTCGCCTGCAACCTGCTGCGGTGGGCATCACCGTAGGACTGCACGCAGCATGGGCTTTCAGCTTCATCGGCGGCACCATGACTGGTGACACGTCTAGAGGCTGGGTGTCAGCAATCAGTTACATCACGATCCTTGCCTTGTCCCTATGGGCTTTTGGCCGTGGCCAGCGAGAAGAGATACAGATCAAGCACCCTGGGAGGTAAGTCATTGTGGATTGGATGACAGGACTATTCGCCTTCCTTGGCGTGCTGCTCACCGCCGTGTTCGGCTGGTTTGGCGCAAAGGTTGGCGCCAAGGCCAATCGCGATTCCGCCGAGCTGACGAACCGCGGCGAAGAGTGGGATCGTCTCTTTGACCGGATGGAGGTTGTGTATCAGCGCGAAGTGGGGGCTGCGAAGTGCGAGATTGAGAAGCTGCAGAAGCGGGTCGGGTCGCAGGATTCGGCGCTGAAAGATCATAAGGCCAGGCTGTCCAGGTTGGAGCGAGAGTATGGGGAGCTGAAGCAGGAGCATTCGCGACTGTGGGCGCTTTTTACTTTGGCGATGGAGACGCTGGCTGGGTGGCTGTCGTGGGATCGCGATGGACGTAAGGGAGCACCGCCTCCGGTGCCTGACCGACTGGCGGAGCACCTGCCGTAGCCGTCCGAAGTTTCCTGCGGATTGCGCACTGACTGTGCGCCTGTGTGCTGTGTACGTGTTGAAAAGCGAAGAATAACGCCCCTCTTGGGTTGGCCTAGTGGCTGGTCTGGGAGGGGCGCTTTTTGCGTTTTTGGCTCGCCCAGCGCTACCGCTTACTGCGCATTAATATCAGTGTCGGCCACTTCCCCCCGAGTGGCTTGTCGACGGAAGCCCCTACTGCGGTTGAGCCCCCCATGCTCCCCGGTAGGGGTTTCCTAAATCCCACGACATTTCCACGACATAAGCCGCCATAAACGGCCTTAACTCGCCTTAACTCTAGTTTGGGCGGAAATGGAATCACCGCAGGTCGCGCATTCAAAACCGCTGGTGGACTCACCCCGGAAAATGTGCCCCCGGCAGGAATCGAACCCGCCGGAGAAAATCCATCTACCTGCAATAACACAGGTAAAATGAGCGGTGCCACGACAATCCCACGACATCAGACAACTCCACGAAAAGCCTCATCCATCGACGCCCCTACCGCGTCCAGATCGCCCTCGAATAAATCCGCGTAAACATCGAGGGTCATGGACGCATTCGCATGTCCCAACTGACGCTGCACAACTTTCACATTCGCCCCCTGAGAGACCAACAGCCCCGCTGCCACATGCCGCAGACCGTGAATATTGACCCGAGGAAACTCCAGCTCGCGCCGGCGCACACGATCTAGCGCGTAGTAATACCACGTGTGATGATTCGGAACCTTCATAAAATCCCCATCCCGCGCCGTCCACAGCAGCGCACCTGGGAGCTTCCCGGCACACAATGGGGATAACTTGTCGAGAACGAACGCCGGGACGGCCACAGACCGCTTCTCGTGCGTTTTCGGGGTGCCCACATGCACATCCGAGCCGACGGTCACCGCCGCGCGCTCCACACGGATACGCCTCCGCAGAAAATCCACATCCTCCACACGCAAAGCAGCGGCCTCGCCCCACCGCAGCCCCGTGGTAGCCAGTAGCCACACTAGCTCACCATTGCTACTACATTCATCCGCCAGCATCTTCACCTGACCCGCGGTCAAATACACATGCTTCGCCTTCGCCTTACGTGGCAAAGTCACCCCGCGCGCCGGGTTCGATTTGAGCATCCCATCCATAACAGCCACATCGAGGATTTGTGCCAAGCACGCGTGTGCGCGCCGCACGGTCGCCCCAGCCCTATCGATGCCAGACACCCACGTTTGCACGTCAGAGGGCTTCACAGCCCCGATCTGCCAATGCGCCCACTGTGGCTGAACATGCACGCGCCACGCCTGCTCCGTCGTGCGCAGCGTGGAAGGCTTCAGATGCGTCTGGTTCGCCAGCCACCGCGCACCAAGCTCACCCACAGTGAGTTTCCGCAAAGCCGGATCGATCCACTCACCCTCGCGCACCATGACAGCGTTCCGGTCGGCCCAAGCGCTGGCCGCATCCTTGGTTTTGAAGCCCTGCTTTGTCCGGCTCTTCCCGTCCGGAGAGCGGTACTGCACTCGCCACGCCGTGCCCTTGGCGGTCTTATACTTCTTGATGGAAGCCATGTTGGTTACACTTGTCCTGTTTCTACGTCTAGGAACACTTTTGCCCCTCACGCCCTACCCGGTGTGAGGGGCTTCTTCGTCTTAGTGGGGCTTGCTAAATGGAGGAGAGAGGCGCGCCCGCGTGATGAAGTGGTGGCCAATTACTCCAACCCACAGCAGGAAAAGGACGGTTCCTCCAGGAGGGACGAATGCCATGACCACAAAAAAGAAGCCTATGACCACCATGAATACCCACCACAGCGCCATAGATCCGCGTCCAGCCTCGTGAAGCGGCGCCGGATCCACATCGAAATGGCGGAGAATGGATTCACACTGTCCGACGGTTGCAAAGTCGATTCGCGGCATCCGTTCACTACCGGGGTAGAACTTGTTCACCTTTGATCGCACGTAGCCACGCTGCCAAGGGGTTGCCCGCTCAGACCCGTCTGGCGTAAGAAGCTCATCCCAATTCACTACTGTCCGTTCAGCAGGTGGCGTAGAGGCCTTCTTCTGCTTTACTGCCTTTGTCTTCCGCTTCGATTTAGCAGGGGATTGCTCTGACGAAGTGGGATCTGATTTCCTCTGATACTCATCGAGATGGCGTTGGGTAATCTCCTGCTGTTCCTTCACCTGATCTTGGGTCCACCCATGTGCTTGCACCCAGTTTGGATCCCAGTATTCGATCTCGAAGTTTTCAAATCGCTTCCAGGCGTTGAGATTCTCCGAAGTGATTTCGGTGATATCTTCATCGATCGCTTCCTGGGCTTCCTCCTTGGAGGGCATAGCGAGCCGTACTGAAGCGTAGAAGTTTTCGTCCCAATCTCGACTCGTCCAAATGCGGGCGTTGACCACCGCTTCCTCGTTGGCGTCGTGAAGCGCACAAAGAGTCGGCCACCAGTCCTCAAGGGCATCTTGGGGCAGTACTCCGAGAGTGCTAATTCCTTCGCGAACGAGAACGGCTCGAGATTCTCCGTAGTAGTTGGTGGCGGGAATTAAGCTCACTTCAACAGTGAATTCTTCCCCTGGTTCGGAGAAGTTGTCTTCGGCGAGATCTCGGAGGTTTGAGAAGTAGCGGCCTTCGCGGTCAACTTCTTGGTGGAATTCGTCGCCATAGGGGTGGAGTTCGATCATGCTGCTACGTCCTTTGGTGGGTGTCGTTCGAGGTATATCCCGAGTAGGTGTTGGGTGATTTCGAGTTCGTCAGCTAATTCGGCGAGGTTGCCTTGGCACCATGCTAAGTCGGCAGCGAAGGTGTCTTGGTTGATGAGGAGTTTTGCGGCGAAGCGGTGAGCTCGCTGTTCTTGCTTCTCGTCGTAGTAGCCGTTGCCAGTAGGGGTGTCGCTGTAGGTGGCGTGAGCCAGCTCATGCGCAAGGGTGGAGCGGTAGAGGGCGGGGCTCATTCCGCGCCTCGTGCTTATAGTGCGCGCTTCATGGTCGTAGTAACCCGGTGGCCCGCCGTCATGCTTGCGGAGGGTGACGCCGAGCATGTCGGCCATGATCGCCAGATCAGGGAATGTGGTCATCGTCCTCCTCACCGTATCCACGCATTGCATCCTCATCGGGCCCGCTGTAGCCAGCATGCTTCAAAGGATCGTAACCATCCGAGGAGACACCCGTGGCCAGTTTGTTCGATTTCTTTGCACGACGCTTTGCCTCAAGATCTCCCACTGGCTCTTCCCACATGGGGTTAGGGGCAGCTTGAATTCTGCGCAAAAGCTCATCTGTGAGCTGCTCATCATCGGCCAGCCGAATAGCTGCGTCAATGTCTGGCACGTGAGTCCATGCTTCATCGATCGCTCCAATATCAATTAGCGCGCGGATCGGGCTGTACCCGTAGGTCTCCGCAACCTTGATTAGGTTGTCCAAGGGCATGCGCTGGTTAGAGATCTGATTAAGAAGCGTTCGCTCCGTGATCCCTGATTTCTTAGCCATCACACGACCGCTATCGGATGTGATTTTGGCAAGCACTTCATTGAGTTTCATGCCCGAAACGGTACGCTATCCCGCCCCCATTCGCAAGAGTTTGCAGGGCTCGTTACCTGTAATTACAAGAATCTTTTGAATTTTTCTGCGCAAAAACTTGTAATTCCACGCAAAGCCATGCAATACTTGGCGAAGCACCGCAAAAACTTGCGAAGCTGAACCTCTTGAAAGGAGCACCGGGATGGCCGCGAATCGCCTTAACCCTTATGTGCTCGATGACTTTAAGGATCGATGGGGACTTGGAGAGGACCGGAACAACCGCCAAGTTGCCGTGAAACTGGGCATCGACCCTCGAACCCTCGATGGCTACCTAGATGGAACCGTGGATCCTCCACTAAAGATTCTCCTGCAATTGCGGGCACGCACAGGGTGGCCACTAGACGGCCTAGTCATCGAAGCATCCACAAGCGAAGTGGCATAAAAAATGGCCCCGCGCCAACGGGGCCACACCAAAACAAAAACCTAAAGACAGGATAGCAGATGAAAATTGAACCCTTTAACTTCAACGGACTGAGCGTCCGTGTGATCGTTGGCGAAGAGGCCGAGCCGGAATGGGTAGCCACTGACGTTGCCAAGATCCTTGGCTATCGAGACGCGGCAAACCTCGCCCGCCGACTCGATGAGGACGAGAAGGGTACGCACTCAGTGAGTACCCCTGGCGGATACCAGCAACTCACCACCATCACGGAATCGGGACTCTATTCCGCGATCCTCGGATCCAAGCGCCCGGAGGCCCGCGAGTTCAAGCGCTGGGTCACTCACGAAGTCCTCCCGTCCATTCGTAAGCGCGGCGGTTATCTCACGCCGGAGGCTACCGAGGCTGCGCTCACTGATCCTGACTTCATCATCCGCCTGGCGACCGACCTGAAATTAGAGCGAGCGCGGCGGGCCGAGCTGGAATCGCAGGCGGCAGAGGATGCCCCGAAGGTGCTGTTCGCCAACGCCGTCTCCACCTCCAACACGGACATTCTCGTTGGGGACCTCGCGAAGATCCTCAAGGGCAACGGCGTGAACATCGGTGCGAACCGGCTGTTCATCTGGCTCCGCGCGAACGGCTATCTCATTTCCCGGAAGGGGACTGATTGGAATATGCCCACCCAGCGGTCAATGGAACTTGGCCTGTTTCGCGTGAAGGAAACCGCAGTGACCCATTCCGATGGACATGTGTCCGTGAACAAGACGCCAAAGGTGACGGGGAAGGGGCAGCAGTATTTCGTTGATCGCTTCCTGAGCGGGAGGTTCGCCGCCTAGCTCCGGCTGAAAGTTCGTCTCACGGGGAAGGTGGGACGAGCTTAACCAAATGAAGCGTCACAGTGATGAAACGCCTGAATGGTTCTACATGGGTTCGATTCCCGTGACAGGCACTAGTCGGAAGCAATTTCCGACGCGATATATGAGAACTGAATAGAGCACAGCGCCGTAGAGATACGGGCTTGCAGGATGCGGACGAGCGTGGATCTTAGATCGCCATGACCCCGAGGATCGCAGGCCCACACCACTTTCGGGGAGCAACCGAAGTGAGGGAACGGACGGCGCGCATATAAATACCCAAGGCTTCAAAAGGTACGTAGCTTGTGCCGATGCTGACCAGCGCGATCTAACGGACGCTGGCCGGATGACACAAGGGGAAGGTTCGATTCCTTCCGAAGCCACAAGGGGAGGCGGGTCAACGCGAGGTTTTCTGAGCCCTCGCAAAGCGCCCGAGACCAGGCGAGTAGTCAGCCACAGTGTCTAAGCCGGTGTTACGTCCGGCTGGTCAACGCTGCCCGGCCTCCCCGCTTGTCCCAATGAAAAACGCCCCGCGCTAGTGCAAGTAGCAACGGGGCAAAACCGTCATCCCTGAAAGGAGCATGACATGGAAAAAGTCTACATCAGCCCCACCGAGGGGCAACAGCGCACAGGAATCCACGCGGACACAATCCGCGAAGCATGCCGCCGAGGCGACCTCAAAGCATCGAAGCGCGGCATGGGCCGCAATGCCCATTGGCGGATCAAGATCACTGATCTCGACGCTTGGACAGAAGGAGTAGCAGCATGAGCCGCCACACCGACATCCCGATCTTCGCCCGCCGGCACGCGCCGATGCATCCAAGTGTGCACGCCAAGATCATGCGCGAAATGGAGCAGGATGTGGCGGGGGAGGAGCCATACCGGGTGGTGCCGTTCGCGGAGAAGAACACCATCGGCTGGGTGGATGAAAAGGGGCATGTGAGGTTCTTCGCCGAGCATGAGCAAGCCCCTCAACATGGCCACGAAATGGCATTCCTCCTCACCCTCACCGCATTCTGCATCGTCATGGGATTGGGGTTGGCATGGTGCATCGTCTAGCCGTCCGCCGATGCCTGCATGAAGACTGCGGTGAGCCGGTGCTGACTGAGATGCCGTACGGCTTCACGATGTGCCATGCGCATGCGTCGGCAGCGCGCCGGATCATCCCCCTGCCAGCAGGTTTCACACCGCACCCACAGATCGATCCATACCCACAAATCGACCCTGAGAAGCGACCATCGGCCCCTCTCAGCATGCCGAAGCATGCGAAGATCCGCGCCCGACTGATCGCACTGCTCACCGCATACACCCGCGTCGCTGACAAATGGATCGCAGCCGAAACCGGCCTGTCAACAACCACCGTTGGGCGAGTACGCCGCCAGCTCGAAAAAGACGGCCAGCTGGATCACGTGCCCTACTACCGCAGGGTGAAAACCCCTGCCGACCTCGACTCAAAAGCCCTGATGATCTACCCATATGAAACCCTCACACGGCTAATGCAAGGCAAGCCGGTCTCCAAAGCCGCTGTCCACGAGTTGGAGCTCGACGGCTACATCACCACGAACCAAGACGGCGGGATTGCCCCCACACCCGCCGGACACCGACTACTCAACCATCAGGAGAACCCATCATGAATTGGCTCACTAAAGAGCTCACCCTCAACCTGCTCGCAATCAGCATCGAAGGACTCGTGAAAATTCACGACGCGATCGATCACGCAACCCAAGCAGAACGGCCGGACACTCCACAGGATGAGGTCAGCGCACCCGCAGTGGAAGCACCGCCAGCTGCAGACAACGAGATAGACGAGACCGCTCCGGCAGAGCCGAAAACGTCCCCCGAAGCTCCAGCAGAGGCCGACGCCCCCACCCTTCCCGAGATCCAAAACGCACTGCGGGAGATCTCAAAAAACGAAGACACCAAGTGGATTCAAGACACCCTGTTCCCACACTTCAACATCAACCACCTCAGCCAACTCCCAGAGGAAAAGTTCGCTGATGCATGGGACATGATCACCCGTCACCAGGAAGAAAAGGAGGCAGCATAAATGCCCTACCAGGTGGTAATCCCAAAACCAGACGCAGGCTGGCCAGACAACCTTCAAGCACTCAATACTCTGACCGATGCCCCGCTCACTCACGTAGAGGACACTTCAGGGGAGGTCTACAAGATCTTCAGCATCAACAAAAAATCCATCAGCTTGAACCAAAGCCATGTCCCGAACCTCACGCGTCTTGCGCCGAACAAGATCAACTCCCTTGGCAAGGTCGTCGAACAAGAAGACAAGGACAGCGCGGGGGGTCATGCCGAGCGCGACCATGCCATCTTGTCCGCATCCGGCGCCAACCGATGGTTACACTGCACCCCCTCCGCCCTGATCGAAACGCGCTACCCAGACACCACCAGTGATGCTGCGGACCAAGGCACCGCAGCACATGAACTCGCCGAACACAAACTCCGCGCCCTCCTCGGCTCCGCCACCGTCCGACCAGAATCCCTCTGGCACGACGAAGAGATGGAAGACCACACCGACGCCTACGCGGACCACGTTATGGCCGAGCTCGCCCGCACCAAAGCGGGCAGCCCCGCCGCGTTCTGCTCCATCGAAGAACGACTCGACTTCTCCCACATCGTCCCTGACGGCTTCGGCACGGGAGACGCCATCATCGTCGGCGACGACACCATGACCATCATTGACCTGAAATACGGCAAGGGTGTGGAGGTCAGCGCGGAGAACAACCCGCAGATGCGCTTGTATGCCCTCGGCGCCCTGGCGCGCTACGGCATGATCTACGACATTCACAAGATCCGCATGGTCATCTTCCAACCACGCCTGAACAACGTCAGCGTGGACGAAGCAACTGTCGGAGACCTGCTCCAGTGGGCGAGCGAAGTTGTTGAACCAACTGCCGCGAAGGCAGCAGCGGGGGAGGGGGAACTGACCCCTGGCTCCTGGTGCACGTTCTGCAAGCATTCCGCGCGCTGCCCAGCCGTGCACAAGCAGTATTTCGACATCGTCCCGATGGTTGACGCCGTTCCCGCTGAGCCGGAGCCGGACACGCTCACGGACGAGCAGATCAGTCAGATCGTGGCGATGAGTGTCCAGCTGAAGAAGTGGCTCGGCAAGGTCGAAGACCACGCCCTGAAGCAGGCGCTCAATGGACACAGGTACACCGGTTTGAAGCTCGTCGAAGGTCGAAGTGTGCGCCGGTTCACCGACAAGGACGCTGTGGCCAAGACCGTCGAAAGAGCCGGCCATGATCCGTACAAGCACACCCTGCTCGGCATCACTGACCTCACCAAGCTGCTCGGTAAGAAGCAGTTCGAGGACACGCTCGGCCAGTACATCGATAAGCCCGAGGGGAAGCCAACTCTCGTGCCGGCCACGGATAAGCGACAGGAACTGACCACCGCCACACCAGACAGCGTGTTCAACCAGATCGCCTAACCCTCTCCTGCTGCTGGTCGCGACGATTCACCAGCCCCAAAAACAAACACCCATTTCCCACGTCCCAGAAAGGACACTTCCTCATGTCACTCTCCCCACGCGTCGTCACCGTCTACGGACGCCTGTCTTACGCACACCTCAACACCCCACACGCACCCAACGACCAAGCAGAAGCCAAGTACAGCGCCACCCTGCTCATCGACAAGAACGACCACGAAGCCATCAGTGCGGTCACCGCAGCGATCAAGGCAGCCGTCGACGACGGGGTCAGCCGCAACACCTTCACCCAGCCCATTGACCCCACGCACACCAAGTACCCGCCACTGCGCGACGGCGACGCCCCCAACGACAGCGGTGAACCCCGCGGCCAAGAGTTCGCCGGGCACGCCTTCATCGCCGCCAAGAACAAGAAGCAGCCCATGGTGGTCAACGCCCAGCGCCAGCCAGTCCTGGACCCCGACGAGGTGTACTCCGGCTGCTACGTCAACATGGCCGTCGAATTCTACGCCTACTCCAACAGCGGAAATAAGGGCATCGGCGCATCCCTGATCGGCGTCCAAAAGGTCAAGGACGGCGACCGCCTCGGCGGAGAGCCACCGAAGGCCGAAGACGTCTTCTCCGCCATCGGCAACCAGCCCGCATCCTCTGGTGGCCTCGGCTTCTAAATCCTAAGCAAACCCTTTCGCCCGATTTCCACGCAGGTGGACACCCCGCGTCATGGCAGGGATCGGGCACAACAACAAAACCCCTATAGAGAAAAGGACAGTTCACCATGACTAACCGCAACCGCGAGCTCATGATCAGCACCGCCCCCAGCAAACTGTCCACCGTATGGACCAACACCTACACCAACATCCAAGACCTCACCGCCACAGCCTACGACCCCACCGTCGTAGACATCACTCACAACGACTACATCCACCTCTCGAAAAAGGACAAGGATAAGGCCAAGGACGTAGGCGGCTTCGTTGGAGGACACCTCAAGGACGGCCGACGGCGAAAAGGCCACGTCCTAGCCAGGTCGTTCATCACCCTCGACATCGACAACCTGCCCGCGGACATTAACCTCCCGCACACTTTGCAAGATGCGCTGCCCGTGGCATGGCTGGCACACACCACCATGAGCCACACAGCCGACGAGCAGCGCTGGCGTGTATGGATCTGGCTCACCCGAGACGTCACCGCAGACGAATACTCAGCCATCGCCCGACGCATCGCCCAAGACCTCAACCCTGGCCTGGAATGGTTCGACCCCACCACCTTCCAAGCAGAACGCCTCATGTACCACCCATCAAAAACCCTAGATGGGCTGTACCAATCAGAAGTATCCACAGGCAAAAACGACCTCAACCCAGATGACTACCTGAACCGCTACACCGACTGGACGGACGCCACGACGTGGCCCGGCATCGACCCCCACGAAATCCACCACCAACAAAAAACCGGGGGCAAGGTCCAAGACCCAAGGGACAAGCCCGGGCTCATCGGCGCATTCAACCGCACCTACGACATCCACGACGCGATCAGCAGGTTCCTGCCCACCGAGTACAAGAAGGGCACGACGAAAAACCGGTACACCTACACCGGCGGAAGTTCGGCCAACGGCCTCGTCGTCTACGACGCAGGACTCCACGCCTACTCCCAACACGCCACCGACCCTGCCTCAGGGCAGATGGTCAACGCCTTCGACCTCGTCCGCATTCACCGCTTCGGAGACCTCGACGCTGCCGTGAACGACTCCACCCCGGTCAACCGCCTGCCGTCTTACGAGGCCATGACCGAGTTGATCGAAGATGATCAGCCCACGCGCCTGGAGAACGCGCGCACGCAAATGAACATCGTGGGCGAAGTATTCAACGAACTACCCGCCGTAACAACGACTACGCCCAGCAACAACCACACCGATACACAATCCGCCGGAAAGGAGACATCAAATGACTGGATCGCCGAACTCAACACCAAAAAAGACGGCAGCTTCACCGACACCCTCCACAACTGGATCCTCATCTTCACCCACGACCCCAGACTCAACCACATCAGCTACAACGAACACGCCGAACGACTCGAAGTCCAAGATCCCGCAATGCTGCCCTGGCGCCAACTCAAACCCGGCTGGACTGAAAACGACGACGCCCAACTCCGCGCCTACATCTCCCGCACCTACCACGGGCTGTACGGCCCGGCGAAGATGAACGACGGGCTCCAGGCCGCAGCCACCACACGCGCCTTTCACCCCGTGCGGGACTTCTTCAATACCCTGCCGCCGTGGGATGGCACACCTCGTGTGGACACACTACTCATCGACACTCTTGGCGCAGACGACACCGACTACGTACGTGCTGTCACTCGTAAGACATTGGTTGCTGCGGTGCGGCGCACGTTCCACCCCGGCACGAAATTCGACCACGTTCTGACCCTCGTCGGACCGCAAGGTATCGGCAAGTCCACGATCTTCGCCAAGCTCGGCGGACAGTGGTTCTCCGACACTCTGACGATCACCGACATGAGGGATAAAACCGGCGCCGAAAAGCTCCTCGGCAACCTCATCACCGAAATCGCCGAGCTCGCCGGCATGCGCAAGATGGACGCGGAAACCGTGAAGGGCTTCGTCTCCCGCACCGACGACAAATACCGCGCAGCCTACGGACGCACCGTCGAATCACACCCCAGGCAGGGCATCATCGTCGGATCCACCAACGCCACCGAAGGCTTCCTGCGCGACTCCACAGGCAACCGCCGGTGGTGGACAGTCAACGTCACAGGCGGTGGCATCACCCCAGTGACCAGTCTGACCGACGAAGACCTGAAGCAGATCTGGGCCGAGGCCGTGGCCTTCGACAAGGCAGGGGAGAAGCTCTACCTCGAAGGCGACGTCGCCGAGGCCGCGCTCGAAGCCCAGGCGGAAGCCGTGGAAGCCGACGACCGTGTCGGCATCGTCGCCGAATACCTGAACACCCCACTGCCGAAGAAATGGGACTCTGTTCCATTGACCGCGCGCCGGATGTTCCTGGCCACAGGGCGGACGAGTGAGAACTGGAATGAACCGGATACGTCATGGGAAGAACTCGTCCCACGCAACAGCGTGTCGAAGATCGAGATCTGGTCCGAGTGCTTCGGCCGCGACCCGGACACCATGCGGAAAATGGATTCACACGAGATCACGGCGATCATGCAGCAACTCGAAGAATGGCGCGATACGGGGAATCGAAAGAGAATCCCGATCTACGGACAGCAGCGCATATTCGAACGAATTCGAACGGAAGCGCCGTTCTAGAAAACGTGGGACAAGCCCCGGGACAAGGGTTGTCACGGCTTAAAAGTGACGGGACAACCGGGACAACAAGAAAGATTGTCCCGTCTACTTGTCCCGCGCGTTAGCGCAGGTAATCACCTAAAAATCTACTACTGGGACAAATGAGACAAAATAACTACTAACTAAGCACAAGTAGGGGATTAGGGGGCATATACAGCCCCAAACGCCTAATTCAGACACCTAAAGAAAAACGGGGTCGAGTTTGTCCACGCGACCCAGAGAAAGCACCTCATGGCATTAGAACAAAAGATCGAACAAAAACTCGCCCGCGAGGTACGCAAACACGGCGGACTATGCCTCAAATTCACCAGCCCAGGCACAGCAGGCATGCCCGACCGACTCATCCTCATGCCCGGCGGGCACACAGCCTTCATCGAAGTCAAAGCCCCCGGACAAAAACCCCGACCACTACAAACACACCGCCACCAACAACTCACCGAACTCGGCGCCCTAGTCCGCATCATCGACAACCCCAACCACATCACGGAGATCATCAATGAAATACAAAACCGATAGCCGACAAACCATCCCCTGCGCATGGTGCGGACAACTCATCCAGCGCTACCCATCACAAATCACAGGCAACAACACTTGCTCCCGGCAGTGTCTCTCTGAGATGCACTCGAAGAAGCACAATCCAGATGGATACAAGATGCTTAAGAATTTCACCCGCGTGGGAGCGCATCTTCCAGAACTCAACAAGATTCTGAATCCGACCCGCATGACGCCCGAAGTTCGAGCGAAGCTAAGAGCTGCGCGATTAGGGAAAGGAGAAGGAAAGACTTACGAAAAAACCTTTGGACGACACACCCACAGAGTGGTTGCAGAACAAAAACTTCGCAGGCCCCTTCGTCCAGGAGAAATTGTTCACCATATCGATGGGAATCACAGAAACAACCATCCTGACAATCTCCAAGTGATGACTCAATCGGAACACATTCGACTCCACATTGAAAAAGGCGATCTCAAAAGGGAATCAGCATGAAGTACACGCCACACAAATATCAGCAGTACGCCATCAACTTCATGCGCACCCACCCCGAAGCAGCCCTCCTGCTTGATATGGGATTAGGGAAAAGTGTTATATCCCTCACCGCCATCAAGCACATGATCCACGACGACTTCACCGCGGTACGCCCCCTGATCATCGCCCCACTACGAGTCGCCCGCGACACCTGGCCAGAAGAACTCCACAAATGGGACCACCTCCAAGAACTCACCATGTCCGTCATGGTCGGCACCCCAACACAACGACAACACGCACTCCACACCGATGCAGACATCTGGGTCATCAACCGAGAAAACCTCCCCTGGCTCATCGACGAACTCAAAGGACGCTGGCCCTTCGACACCGTCATTATCGACGAACTCTCCAGCTTCAAATCCCACACCGCCAAACGCTTCAAGGTGCTGAAGAAAAACCGCAACCGCATCCGCCGCATCTACGGCCTCACCGGAACACCAGCCCCGAACAGCCTCCTGGACATCTGGGCACCGTTCCGACTCATCGACGAAGGCAAGCGTCTCGGTAAAACCATCAGCACCTACCGAGACACCTATTTCACGCCCGGTAAGCGCAACGGGCACATGGTCTACGAATGGAAGCTCAAGCCCGGAGCGGAAGAAGCCATCCATCAGGCAGTCAGCGACATCACCATCAGCATGAAGGCCGTCGACCATCTGGACATGCCGACCGCGACCACCATCGACCGCACAGTCCACCTCGACCCCAAGGCCACCAAGACCTACCAGGAGTTGCGAGACGAGATGGTCGCAGAGATCCAGGGTGAGATCATCGACGCCGGTAGCTCCGGTGTGTTGGCAGGCAAGCTGCAGCAATTAGCCGGAGGGGCGATCTACACCGACGAGCAGCACAACTGGACGCACATCCATGACGCGAAACTGGATGCACTCGCCGAGATCATCGAAGAGGCTAACGGGCAGACAGTGTTGGTGGCGTTTTGGTACCAGCACGATCTGGATCGTCTGCGGGCCAGGTTCCCTTCGGGAAGACTCCTGGACACCGATGGAGACATGGCGGACTGGAAGCAGGGGAAGATTCCTTTGGGGTACATCCATCCGGCCAGCGCCGGCCATGGGCTGAACCTTCAGTCCGGTGGGCACATCATCGTGTGGCTTACTCCGACGTGGTCGTTGGAGCTCTATGAGCAGACGAACGGGCGGTTGAACCGTCAGGGGCAGACTCATCCGGTGACGATCATTCGGATTGTGACCGCGGGGACGATCGATACCCGGGTGCTGGACGCGCTGGAGGGGAAGAGCACGAGACAGCAAGCGTTGGTCGCTGCGGTGGCGGCTGAACTGGGGCGTCCGGTGGGGGAGGTGAGAGCCGCGTGAAGCTCTGGCACGTGGGCCAGCGCTGGCTACTAACCGACACCGACCTAAAACCACGCCACGCAGGCCTGTCAGAACAGGTCCGGTGCCAGATCGTCGGAGACTACCCAACCCGCGAAAAAGCCCTCGCAGGCGCCCACAGACTCATCAACAAACGAAAGGAAATCGCACCCTATGCACTACACCGAACCGGGCAGGCATGAATACGCGGTCACCATGACAGTGACCCACACCCAATACGTCCGCGCGGACACCGAGACCGAAGCCATCCAACGCGCCGAGGACAGCCTGCCGGACAACATCGACCAACACGCCCTCACCCATTACGACGGTGCGGACGTTCACTGGGACGCAGACCAGATCGACCCAGACGAATACCGCGCCGACAACCTCACACCCAAGAAAGGCGAACACCCATGACCCGAATCCGCGCCACCATCCGCAAATACCTCACCACCAACTTCACCATGACCTGGCGCTAAATCGCTCAGATCTATCAACCACACCCAGATCTATCAAAAGGAGCTACAACCCATGTACACAGCAACCGTCTACACCAGACCCGGCTGCATGAAATGCCGAGCCACCACCCGAAAACTCCAACAACTCGGAGTCTTCGTCACCGAAGAACAACTCGATGACCACCCAGACAAAATCCAACTCATGCGAGACGAAGAGCGCACAGCACTCCCACTCGTCGAAGTCGTAGACCCCAGTGGCGAACTATTCCGCTGGAGCGACATGAGCACAACAGACCTCGACGCCCTGGCATTCGTCATCACCAACGCTGCCTGACCCACACAACCAAAACCCGCCGGAAGGACACCATGAACCCCGAACGGCCAGACCTTGCCCTGCTCAACGAAAAGCAACTCGTAGCCATCCGCGAAGACCTCGCCGAAATGAGGGAAAAGCAACCGTGGGCAGAAATTACCCAGGGCGACATCGACCGCCTGCATTACCTCCACCTATGCCTGGAGCCGGAGGTGCGCGAAGGACGTGGCCACGACTGCCGATGGATGTGGTCTAACGGCGAAATCATCATCGAGGGAAACACCGACGTGTACGGACATAGGCAACCCGCCACCTACTGCCGCCCCAACGAGTGGTGGCTAACCGCCGACAACGAGGAGTACGAACCATGACCGTTCCGAGCAATGAAGAACTGCAACGCCTGCTAGACGAGACCCCTCATGAAACCTGGCGAGCCGAGATAGACGACGGCAATGACTGGTGGAACGTAGTCCACTCCCGCTTCGGCGGTAGCCACACCCTAATAGCGGAGGGCATGTCCCAACCAATCGCAGAACTCACGGCGGAATCCCGTGTTCTCGCTGCCGAAGTCATCCGACTCCGGGGAGAGATTGGAGCGCTGCGAGATGAGTGCCGTAGGTACCCAACTTCACGCGGGCACTTTTACGCGGACCGCGAGATCACCCGAATCCTCGAAGGAGACCAAGCATGACAGATGCAGTGATAGTAGACGTAGACGGCACGCTATGCGACGTGTCTAGCGTCCTCCACCACATCACCACTCCGGGGCAGACGAAGAACTTTGCAGCGTTCCACAGCGAAGCCGCTCACTGCCCACCGAACGCGCAAGTAATTCAATGGTGTCGCGAGCAAGTGGGAAAGGGACGGGAGTTAGTGGTCGTCACCGGACGTAAATACCAGTGGGAGGAAGAAACATACAAGTGGCTACAGCGGAACCTCCCGCTCCCATTCTCTGGGCCGTTCATGCGCGGGGATAAGGATGGTAGGCCAGACTCGCAAGTAAAGCGGGACATTTACAAAGTCCTCACTGAGAAGCATGGCTTCAACATCGTGGCGGCTATTGATGATCGCCCCTCCATCATCGCCACCTGGCGTTCGATGGGCATACCTACTACTGCCGTCTACAGGCCTGACTGGGAATCGGCAGGAGAACATTACGAACCGGGAGACCAACCATGACCAGTAACGAACAACGCGCAGTGGAAGTGCTCAACCGGCACTGGAGTGTGGCGCAGGAAACCGCCCCAACCATCATCCACACCGTGGAGGAACTCGGGGCACTCGACCCGGACACGGTGATCCAGCCACTACTTAGCGAGCTCAGTGAGTGGCCCCAGATCCTCACCGCCACAGGACTCCTGGCCGCCATCCGGGCATGGGAAGGTCCGTGGCTTCCCGCCGCGAAGGTAGCCGAGGGCGCCCAGGTCCGCGCCGCACGCAAAGCACTGGAGGAAGCATGAGCCTGACCAAGCCACGCATTAAAGTCCGCTCCACCACCGGCACAGATGGGAAAAGAATATGGATCGTCCACCAAAGTAACGGCCTTATCAGCCTCCCCGTCGGATGGCCCAACCACCGCATATTCCGCACATGGAAAGCCGCCCACCGCGCAGCCGACCACCACGCACGAAACACCAAGCCCCGCACACAATAGCGGGGCTTTACTCATACCAGGAGCACAACATGAACCTCGAAGACCACGGATTCAGCAGCCAAGAACAATTCGCAGCAGAGTTCAAACCACTCGCTGAACTACTCGGGGAGACGCGCAAACAACTCATTGCCCAAGGCTTCTCACGCACCGGTGCAGAGCGATTCGCAAGTGACTACTTCCTGTATCACTCCATCACCCCAAACAAGCCCTACAACTAAACACCTGTCGCCGGAAGGACACTATGACCCCAGAAACCCTCGCCCACACCCTCCGGCGCATGGCCGGACACATCAACCACCTACGCGACGCGATCCACGACCAGCCGCTCCGCGCACCCCGCTACAGTCAAACCGACTCACACCAGAGTCATGGCGGTCCCAAATCGCCCACCAACGACCACGACCTCGACTACCTCAACGACGTGCAAGCCAGGCTCAAAGAGATCACCTGCAACGTCAGCGAAGACCTCACACTCGTCATCCCATACAACGTCCACGCCGAAGGACACTGGACAGCCTGGCTCTACCGCCACAAGGACAAGCTCCAAGAGCTCAGCTGGTACGAAGACCTCACAGACAACCTCGCAGACATAGAGACCGAACTAAGGGTCAAGATCTACCCGCAAGACCCCAACCCCCAAATCGAACACCGCCAAACCGCACGCAGCATCACCCACCGCCTCGAACGCATGGGCCACCACATCCAACCCGCCACCCTCAGACAATGGGCACAACGCGGCAAAATCACCGCCATCGAACAAGCCGACGGCAAAAACGGATACCTACTCACAGAAGTCCTCGACGCAATCAACTGACAAACTGTCACGCCCCCTGCTATACTGCACAGGACAAAGAACTAACCCCCGCGCACACCACAGTGCGACGGGGGTTTAGTCATCCCCGAAGGTGGTGAACCAATGGCCAAGCAGCAAGCAAACACCACAAGCCGCGGACTCGGACACATACACCAAACACAACGCCGCCGACTCCTCTACAACCACATCGACGGCACACCGTGCTACTGGTGCAGCAAGCCGATGTACAAAGAACCAACCAAAAACTTCGACAACAGACCACTCGAAGCAGACCATAGCAAAAGCAGACGCGACCACGGCCCCAACCAACTCGCAGACCGACTACTCCACTCACAATGCAACCGACAACGCGGAGCAGGCGACCGAGACCACCAACGACCAGCAATTCAACCCAAGCCAACGACCCAAACCAGCACTCTAGCCAAGCCCTTCAAATGGGTATGACCACAACACCTAGTGGCTACAAACCAGCAACACACTAGATATGGGGGCGCCCATAATCTTGGAGGGTATCCCCTCCTGACCCCGCCCCGGTTGCACTGGAGTCGGGATTTTCTTCAGGGTGCCAAAAACTTACGGGTTGACCTGCGGAAAGGCAAGAAATGGACGATTGGGAAGCCCCGGAGGACTTCGGGCCAGGCGGTAGGGCGCTGTTCGCGAGTCTTTCGCTGCCGTCGAATGATGCTGCGCTTGATGCTTTGGTGGTTGAAGCGGCTCGGACGAAGGATCGTTTGGACAGGTTGAACCGAGTTACGTCCGGTGATGAGGATGCGTGGGCTCGGATCTTCACCGGGGAGGGCGAGTTGGTGTTGAAGTTGGACACTGCGGTGTCTGAGCAGCGGCAGTTGTCCACGGTTTTTAGGCAGTTGTTGTCCGAGATTCAGAGGAGGCAGGGCGATCGTGTCTCAGATGATGAAGAGGACGGCTTCAAAGGCCTCTAAGGGTGATGATTACAACGCCCGGTTCCGGGAGATCATTGATCGAGAGTTTCCGACGCTTGAGGGCCGGCAGGTTCCGCAGTCGTTTGTGTGCGCTGAGGGTGGGGACTTCACGCATGGCGAGCGGGCGATTGAGCTGGCACGCCGGTTCGGGATCGTTCTCATGCCGTGGCAGCGGGATCAGGTTCTGTACTCGTTGGCGCAGGACGCTGATGGGAAGTGGCTCCATCCGGATATTGTGCTGCTGTGTCCTCGGCAGAATGGTAAGTCGTTGATCCTTGAGGTGATCATGCTGTACCGCTTCTTTATCTTGGGTCATCAGATTGTTTTTTCTGCTCATCAGTGGAGGACGGCGAAGTCGATTCGTAATCGTATTTGGCGGCGGATTAAGTCGAAGCCGTGGGCTGCGCGTCGTTTGGTGCGTAATACTGCGTCTGCGGGTGAGGCGGAAATGGAGACTGCCGAGGGTGGCAAGATTCAGTTCACAACGCGTTCCAACGATATGGGCCGTGGTTTCGATGAGATTGACTTGTTGCTCCTGGACGAGGCGTACAACCTTGAGTCTGGCGAGTTGGACGCGGTAGCTCCGACGCAGTTGGCTGCGGCTGATCCGCAGACGTATTACACCTCGTCGGCGGTGAACAAGGAGAAACATGCGAAGGGCGAGGAATTGTCCCGTGTGAGGGAGCGCGCCTTGGGGGATGAGAACGAGGGGATTTTGTTCTCGGAGTTCTGTGCCCCGGAGGGGATGGATCGTGATGATCCTTTGACGTGGCGTTTGTCGAATCCTTCGTTTGGTTTTCCGAAGTTGGTGGAAGATAAGAAGATGCGGTCGATGCGTGCGAAGCTGACTGATACTGGTTTCGATGTGGAGATGATCGGATGGGGTCAGTGGTTCTCGCGGGCTGCGAAGGCTGAGGCTGCGTTGGTTGATCTGGCTCGGTGGTCTGCGCTGCAGTGCGATGAGCCGGTGTTGACGGGTGATGCGTGCATGGGTGTGGATGTCACCCCGGATGGTGAGCATATTGGCATGGTGTCTGCTCAGCGTGCGGGTGATTCGGTGTTCGTGAAGCTGGCCGAATTGGATGACTTCACTCGTGATGGGTCAGTGCAGAGCATTAAGGCGAATGTGGATTTGAATGATCCGTTGGGCGTGGTGATTGATCCGTCTGGCCCTGCGGGGACTGTGGTGGATCCGCTGCAGCGTGTCGGTGTGGAGCCTGAGTGCTTGTCTGGCGGGAAGGTCGCTGCGGCTTATGAGCTGCTGTTGAGTCTCGTGCGCGAGGGGAAGCTTCTGCATGATGGTGATCCTCGTTTCTTGGCTGCGTGGGAGGTAGCGAAGGAGCGCGGGTCGAATAGCAAGTTCCGTTCGTTTGAACGCTACTCGGGGAACATCGCGTGCCTGGTCGCGTTGTCGTTCGCGGTGTGGGGCTTGCAGGAGTTTGAGATCCCAGAGGAAGCCCCATTTGTTGAGAGTAAGAAGAGGTACGTCGGTTCGGCTCGGTCAGTGATGGCTGCGACGGCCACGGCGACGATGAGTTTCTAGAGGAGGGG